GGCTTCCAGGTTGAGTTTGGTCAAGACCGCAGCGGTAATAAAACTCTACAACGTGTGCCTGTTTACTACGGTGATGGCAGTCGACAAGTAGCCGCTATCATTAATAACATGAGTGAAAACGCCCTGCCAACTACGCCAGCGATGACTGTGTATGTCAATGGTATTACCTATGATCGAGATCGTGTGCAGGATCCCACATTCGTTGGTAAGATGAATATCCGTCAACGTTACTACAACGAAGCAACACAGGAATTTGAAAATCGACAAGGTAGTGCTTTTACTATCGAGCGTGCCATGCCCGTGCCTTATACCATAGATTTAAAGTTAGATGTCTGGACCAGTAATACCAAACAGAAATTACAATTATTAGAACAGCTGATGGTCCTGTTTAATCCAGGTATGGAAATACAATCAACAGACAACTATATTGATTGGACCAGTCTAAGCGTGGTTTATTTAGAAAGCCCAACATGGACCAGCCGTAGCGTGCCGATAGGAACAGAAAATCCCATCGATGTTGCTACACTAACATTTAAACTACCCATATGGATCAGTCCACCAGCCAAGGTTAAAAAACTTGGCGTGATACAAAAAATCATCGCCGGCATACACGATGCAGATGGTAATCTCAGTGATGCAGTCTATAATGATACCAATCTATTAGGTAATCGTCAATACTTTACACCATTGATGTATGGCGTATTGTTGATCGGCAACCAATTGACTTTATTAAAAGTCAGTGAGGTTGAAACCCCTAGAGAACCCACACTCAGCACACCAACTAAGATTGGCACTCGTGATGTTTGGCGCGATCTCATCAATGTCTATGGTGTATTAGAAAACGGTATTAGCCAGATAAGATTACTACAAGAAGATGGCATCACTGAAGTCATTGGAACGGTCAGCTATCATCCAACTGATGATAGCATATTGATCTTTAATGTAGATGTAGACACCACCCCAGGCAATACATTAGATCCAATCAATGCTATCATTGATCCACGCAAGGTCACTGTCAACGGTGATATTACTACCCCCAGCACAGGAACCAGATATTTGATATTAGATGCTATTGGTAGTTTCGATACCAGCAATGGTGATGGCCCACCTGCTTGGCACGGTGCAGACGGTCAAGATCTAGTAGCCAACGCCAACGACATCATACAGTATAATGGTAGTCATTGGACGGTTTCATTTGACAGCCAGGCCCAAACGAGTTTACAATATGTAAGTAACTTAACGACCACTACTCAATATAAATGGAATGGTACTCAATGGGTAAAAAGCTGGGAAGGCGAATACAAGGAAGGACTTTGGACACTGGTCATATAGAAGGTGTTGGCACCTTTATCTACGCAACCTCAACAGGGCGTTATCTATTCTTACTGCGTGATACTAGCAAATATAGTGGAACTTGGGGCTTAGCTGGTGGTAAGATCGACACTGGGGAACAACTCCTAACATCACTGCATAGAGAACTCAACGAAGAACTTGGTTACGATTTCATCGATGTCAAAGTTATCCCAATAGAAAAATTTACCAGCGACAACGGTCACTTCAGCTATAATACTTTCCTCATACCCGTAGAAGAAGAATTTACTCCAGTATTAAACTATGAACATCGTGGATATTCGTGGGTGCGTTTAGAAGATCATCCTAAACCCCTACACCCAGGTGTATGGCGGACTATTAATTTTTCAGCTGTGGTAGATAAGATTCGAACTTTAGAAACGGTGTTATAGATCAGTTTCTAAAACAAAGTCTCTATGACTGATCTGGCGGAAGTTTAGGCAATATTTGTGACTTTCTGGAACTGTGCTACGTCCACACGGTGTAACCCAAATAAAGTCAACATCATCATATAGATTAAATAACTCAATCCTATTTGTCACCCATTTGTCACTTAATATGTCAACATCAAGAGCATCATAGCCATTGGTGCCAGCATAGACGTTGAAGTTATAGCTTTCACTATCTTGCTCATCAAATCCCAATAGATAGATACGTTTATGTCCATCAAATGCCGCGATATAAGCTGCGGTGGTGCCTGCATCAGCATAGGGATTGTAAGGGATTAAATAAAACTTGCCTGGATATTCTAATAGATGCATAGCATTAGTATAGACTATATTGTTTTTAACGTATTCACTACCAGCTAGTTCTTCAACTATACCATTGCCACCTGCTACTAAAAAGTCCGGAGTAAAGTCTCTGTATAGTGCATTACATCCATAAGTCTGTAGAGTATCTGCACCAAGTAATCCGCTGAATTTTTTAAGATTTTGTAGATTAAACTCTAATCTCGTAGGACTATTGCCAATGACCACAGCACGATTACTGATTTGATTATTGGTAACGGCATTAGGAACAGTTTCTACAGTTTCGTACCAACGTGTTCCTTCCTTCTTGCGTTCAACAATAATGTCTTCGCCGGTGTAGTCCTTGCGATAATTTTTAGCTACTTTTAACATTGATCACCTATTATACTATGTATGTACCAACTGCTTTGACATTGGCTTGTACCACTGATGCAGCCACTGTGCCTGTGTAATAAACATTTACGTTACCTGCTACCACATTGGCGCTTAAAACGCCCATGGCGTAGCCATTGTTTACTACTCCGTAGGTGCTGATCCAAGCACTACCACCACCATCAGTGACGACCTGAGCTGAGTATGATTCTACATTACCTGTAGCACCCGTACCTCTCTTAGCTGAAACTTGTATAGTAGCACTGGTAAATGTTGTTTGGCTACGAGTAGCGATCACATATGGTGTATTGTTAGCTGCGATATTAACTGCTGTCTGTGTATAGACGATATCTGTGCCATTGAGCAAGTTAAAGTCACCGGCTGTGTCAACACGTGTGCGGATAACTGTACCGCCATCACTGGTACCTGACCATTGTTCTACACCTTGATCGCTGGTAATAAGTTGATTAAGACCATTACCGTTGGTGAGTGAGCTAACTGTTGCTGTTGTTGCTAATACGCGAACGTCGATCACATCATCTGGTGCTGGTGGTTCTGTAAATGTTAATGTTGTTCCGCTTACACTGTAGGCCAAGGTTGGGAACTGCATGACACCGTTAATGCTTACGATCGTAGATGCAGTAGTAGCATTAGCTTGTAAGGTAAATGTGGTATTAGTGCCGTCGACATTACCAAATCCACCAGCAACGTTACCATTATATTGGCGATCACTGATGACCGTGAACACTGAACCCGCAATGTTCCAAGTAGTACCATCATAGAATTCAAGTGAGTTAGTTGTGCTGTTGAAACGTACCATACCTGCTACATCATTGCCGCCTTGGCTACTTGGTCGTGCACCAGTTGGACCAACTGGAACCATCATTGACGTCGCACCGCTGACTTTAAATATCGCACCTGGTTGGACTGTTAGATTGCCACCACCGACGATCACTGTTTCTGTTATTCCTGCTACAGTATTACCTGTAACACCCAATAATACAACATTGCCATTGAAACTGTTAACTCTAAATGCTGCGCCTTGTTGATTTGTAGTATTAATATTTGCGCTGATACCAAGAGTGAAATTTTTATTAATTGCGACACCACCAGCAACAATTACTGCTCCAGTGGTCAATGAGCTTGAATCTGTTGTTGAGTTAGCCCAAATAATGCCTGTAGCTTTTACTGTATCAGCAATCACACCTGATGCGCTCACGTTACCAGTTGTATTAATAAATCCGCTTGAGTTGACCGCTGCTACTGTTGAAGTTCCGGTTACATTTAATGCACCAGCATTGACCGCAGAGGCACTTACGTTTGCCGTGGTATTGATAAATCCACTTGAGTTGATAGCTGCCGCAGTGGTAGTGCTGTTGATTGTCAGGGTGTTAAGTATACCACCTGAGGCCAATATATTGCCCGATAAGTTAACACTCGCGCCTGTAAATGCTGTAGCTGTATTACCGATAAATCCGGCTGCCACGTTACCAAATGTAGCATCATCTGCTGTGACCAATTGAGCTAATACAGTGCTTGCTACCACATTACCTGTGACATTAATACTAGATCCAGTGAATATTGTTCCTGTATTACCAATGAATCCCGAAGCAATATTACCAACTGTAAGATCATCTGCTGTTACTAGCTGAGCCAATACTGTAGCTGCAACAACATTACCTGTGACATTGATACTTGCACCAGTGAATGCTGTACCTGTGTTACCGATAAACCCTGAAGCTAAATTACCAACTGTAGCGTTGGTTGCTGTTAATAACTGAGCCAATACTGTGGCTGCGACAACATTACCCGATACATTTAAACTTGCACCAATGATACCACTAGCTAATACATTACCTGATAAGTTAATACTTGCACCAGTGAATGCAGTGCCTGTGTTACCAATGAATCCTGAACTTATTTGACCAGCGGTGACAGTTGTAAATGTACCGGCTGCCGCTGTAGCGTTACCAATAACTGTATTTTGTATGCCTGAGCCTACATATAGTGCTCCAGTTATACCTGCACCACCCAATACCTGTAGCGCACCCGATGTAAAGTTAGTTGCAGCAATGCCATTGACTAAGGTTAAGTTACCTGCTTTGATTGGATCGTAGACTGTTGTACCGTCAAGCGTGATATAGCTTGCACTAGGTTCTGCTAGATTACTTACAAATTTCCAAGTATTGTCTAATGGATCACGGAATACTGCTGTATGTTGATATTGATTGACTGTGCCTAATCCTGTGCCTGAAAACGCACTGTAAAAACCAATATCGTAGTTGTATGGAGTTACAATATTTGAAGCTGGTCTTAAATATAGCAATGGATCCTGGACTGTGATGATGTTAGCTTGAACACCTATAATGTTGCCTACATATAGGTTACCACCAATCCATAAGTCTTTAGCGATACTAGCACCACCTTGGACTATTACTGCGCCATCACTGATTGATGAAGAATTTGTTGAATTAGTAAATGTTGTGATACCACCAACACCTAATGTGCTGTTTAATTGTGTAGCACCTGCTGTGGTAATACCACCTGCAATATTAGCCGCACCACCTACGCTGATACCACCATTTGGAACCACGATAGCACCAAGGCCTTGTGCTGTCGTCGCTATACTTGCATTCGCGTATACGCTGTTGGCTGCGCTTAATGTTGTGAATGCACCAGAGGATGCTGTGGCATTACCAATTGGTGTTGCATTAATACTTGCGAATGATGCTAAGCCACCAATGACATTACCTGTGGCAGTTAATGTTGTGAATGCACCAGTTGATGCTGTGGCATTACCAATCGGAGTAGAATTCAAAGCAGCAAATTGTGCTAGTCCGCCGATGACATTACCAGTAAACTGTGCTATAGTACCTTGAACTGTAGCACCTGCATTACCAATAGTAACTGCGTTAACAGCACCCGCGTTAACTGTAGATGTGTTTTCAGTTGTAGAATTTACTGTGGCTACTAATACATTACCGGTAACGTTTAAACTTGCACCAGTAAATTGTGTGCCTGTGTTACCAACAAACCCTGACAATACATTACCTGTTGTAACATAGGTAAATGTAGCGGTACTTGGAGTAGCATTACCAATTGGAGTATTGTTCAATGAAGCAAAACTTGCTAGTCCACCGATTACATTACCAGTGGCAATAATTTGGCCTGCATTAACTATTGCGGCTGATGCGTTACCTGTTGTATTATAACTACCTGCTATAGAAGCTGCGGCGCTGATATTACCTGTGACATTAATGCTTGCACCAGTGAATATTGTTCCTGTATTACCAATAAAGCCTGAAGCTATGTTACCAACTGTAAGGTCATCTGCTGTTACCAACTGAGCTAACACGGTGGCTGCTACTACATTACCTGTTAGGTTGATACTCGCACCAGTGAATATTGTGCTGGCATTACCGAAGTTAGCTGCGGCAATGTTGCCAAATGTTGCTGTGCTTGCTGATATATAACTAGCGATCAATGTTGAAGCTAATACGTTACCTGTGGCATTTAAATCACCAACGTTGGCTTTACCTAAGGTCGTAAAGCTACCAACTGTAGCCACACCTGCGGCATTGAACTTACCAAGTGATAAGTTAGCTAGGCCAAGTTGTGATGTTATATTACCGTAGGTAGTGCCAGATTCAGCTGTGGTGATTAATCGGAATTCTTTCCACGTTTCGCTCCAGATAAACGCTTTGTTATCTGCTGAGCCACGGTTGAATATTAATCCCTCATCGTAGGTATTAGTGCCAGCAAAACCGTTGTTTAATACCACCAATGGATCGTTAACATAGGTGTTAGTAGACGCTATGGTAGTAGTTTGACTGCTGCCTAGGACGAACAAGTTACCTGCGATCAAGAAGTCACCCGGCACTGTTACGTTACTAGCAAACAGTGTACCTGTGATTGTTCCGTCTGCGATCTTTTGACTAGCAATGATAGTCTTGCTATAGATCTGATTGTTTAATATTCTGGTTAAATTTGCCATTTTAAGGACTTAGCTCCGCAATTATAATATATTTCTACACTATGTTTACAGCCTGCGGTTCCATATTCCCCTGGGGCGTTTGATGTGTGTTGTTAGTAATATTTATGCGAGATTGGAGAAAACTAAGCAGCTACTATTGGTATTATTGTGGATTTTTTAGGAGGGATACCGTGGACAGCACCAATTATGTCCTTGCGTGATTCTGCTTGCGGACCGTCAATATAGTAGGGAATTGTACCTGTTAATATTTCCCAAGCACTCATAAAAAAAGGTATATTATCACTGTAGGCATTATCGCAGGCCAATTCCCACATATCGCCCGCTAGGAACATGCAACTGCCATGGCAGATTTGCAGTACAGGGCAGTTAGGACATTCTGCTCTATGGCTCCAATGTGTAGATGATTTAAGTTTGATGTTATCAAAGTCGTAGACTGTGCCTATCAGATGACTAGCACCGTTAAACGCGGTAGCTACTGGACTGACATTTTGACAGGTGAGCACTTGTCCTTTTAGATCTACAGCGATATTATCTGCTCGATCCATTCCACATTTTTGTCCTAGTGCTGTAGCTGGACGACGTGTTGCTATACTTTTGATGAAATCATTAATTTTTCGTTTGACAGCATCTATATTATGTCCTTGCCCTTTACGCAATTCACCAAAACTATTGCTGCGATATGTGAGATGATCAGCGATATCATCCATGCAAACGCTGGCACCACCTTCATCATAAGGGTCAACAAATCCGCCTTCACCAATGGGCACATCAAAGCCTAAACGTTGTTTAAACCAATCAACTATGGCGGCTCGGCTGGCATTGTCTTTGTGTATCATGGCATTAAAACTCATACGGCCTTGGAGACCTAACCTATGCCACAGATCTAAAATCATTTCAAGCTGTTCTGGATTATCAAACGGATCTAATCCTCTGGCGTGATATCCAGGGCCATCGTGACTGATGCCCACTGTAAATCCTAGTTCGTCTAACCAAGCATTCTTTTCTAAATCCAGTAATGTGCCATTGGTAACTATGCCAAATCTAGCAGTGGGATATCTGGCACGAATACCTTCTGCCAGAGGTTTAAGGGTTTTCCAGTAGACGAAAGGTTCTCCTCCCCAAAATTCTACTTTGACCGCATCTGTGGGCTGGAACCATTTTGGTAATTCTTCTAGGAAAGGTTCCACATCATCTTTGTTGGTTTCATCTGCACGTGGCACGAATCGCTGGCTGCAATATACACACTCATAGTTACAACTAAGTCCTAGTTGTATTTTTAACACTTTAATATCTTTCGTTTTACCAGCTGGAGTTGTTTGGCTTGTAGCAAACATGACATTGTAATTAGGTTGCTCATCACTTTTAACTTTGATTAAATTGCCTTGTTCGTCAAATATTTCTGATGTCATGTTATCATAAACGAATTTATGTTCTTCATTAGTGACGGGTTTGACTGCACTGATAATAAACTTAGCCATTATAAAGTCACATAGTTCCTAGCTAGATCTATGACTTTGATATTGGTAGCCAGGGCAACTGTGTCTATTGAACCTAGGTTAGCTTCTGAGGTATGGAAGGTAGATGCTGGGTGTATCAGCAGTGTACCAGCACGTGGGCTGATAGGAAACAACATGGTATGGTTTAAGAAACGACTGCGTGAGGGCATTGGATCAATTAAATGTAAACGATTACCTGCCATCTGTTGATGTGTGTTGTTGTTTGGTGGATCCGTGTCTTCCAAACTCAACCACAGCACAGCTACATAATCTACACTGCGATGATTGTGTGGTTTAGCATATTCACCAGGTGCAAACTTGCGGAGGCTAGTAACCGCTTCAAATTCTACACTGGTTAAAAATCCTTCTACTTCAGCTAGTTCTTCTAGGCGTGACTTCAACAACTTTTTAAAAGTTTGGCATGCTGGACGAGGATCTGCTAACAAATTATAAACGTTTTCTTTGTTTGTGCGCATGGCCGCAGGCACATGTGCTTCTGGATGCGTTGCTTCATATTCTTCACCAATGGCTAAGATTTCAGACAAGAATTCCTGTGTAGCTTCAGGTGCCTGTGCTTCATAGAGAATATTAGTTGGCCATAGTGAAACTATGTTATTCAAGTGTTATCACCATTTTAGTCACACCGCTCCAATATTTGTAACCAGCTTTGATGGTCACAGTTTCTCCAGCTTCAAGACCAGTGGTATCCAATTGGAATGTTTTGCTTTCTGTAACACGGCTACGATTAATTGTACCAATGTCTGTGGATAGATACACTGTGGTGTTGGCTGTGCCCGTGACAGTATATGTGGCAGTGGCACCTGCCGTGATAGTAGTATTACCTGAGATTGTAATTGGTAACCAGTTGTGCAGGAATGCATGTGTTGATTCTATAGTGTCTATAGGTGATACTGTGGATCCATTCATTACCACATTGGCATTGGCTGCTCTGTAAATAACTGTGCAATCGTCTACGGAACAAACAGCCGTTGGAGTTAAGATATACACGTATCCATATGAACGATAGCGACTGTCAATGACGCTGTAAGGGCTACCTGAATAGTTTTTACCTGGAGTAGTGACGTATGAAGTATAGCTGTACCCAGGAGCTGCTCGTTCAGGGTAACTTAATTGTGTGGTTTCTAATACCATCATCCTAGCGTTGGCCTGCATACCTTGTGCTAGTATGGCTATGCACCCGTGATCTTGTGCATAATTAGTAACCAAACTACTCAAACTAAAGCTGTCGCTGGCACTGGTGTTACCTAAAATATTATCCATTGTAGTATCAACTATACTAATAGTCAATGTATCGCCATTAATAGTGATGTTATTGGTTGGTAGTTCTCTATTTGTGGTTAATGCGTAAAAATCCATGCTACAAGTCCCTTATTAATGTATATAGCTAAACCATCCAGTTACTATATATTTTTCTTCTGCTGGTGCAGGTATTCCTCTATGCGTGTGTGTCCAATCTGCTGGCCACATCAATGTCAAACCTTTGCGTGGTTTTACTTTTAATTCCTGATAATAAAACTCTGTCTCTCCACCTTGATCAACATCATTTAAATATGTCATCCAGACCAATGTACGAGCTGAGTCTGGTTCTCTTTTACTGGACCTTTCTGTATGCCATTTGTAAAACCCTTGTCCAGGAGCATAGTGCTGTATGTTCACCGCTTCTATGGCCCATGGAGTCCAAGCATGGCACCATTGATATTCTTGTTTATATCTCTCTATCACTGGTTTAAACTGTTGCATGTAATCTAATATTCTCGCATCATTGAATGCATCTGTTTCTTGTATTTCCACATCTGTTGATGCTTTTACCTCAGCATCAACTTGCCATGCACCTTTGTAACCTATTTTGCCAGGTGCTTTGTTTGGGCTAGACTGGTGATAGTCTATCAGACCATCACAGACTGCTACATCATCTAAGTAATACTGTCCTATAAATGTTAACATATTAACAGTTACAAGCACAATTACAATTATAACAGGCCAGGCCAATAACATTGCCGTTCCATTCAAGCCCCCAACTACCGCTGGTCAAGTGACCTATACCGCCACGGTTGCTGCCGCAGGCATTGATGGCTCCGTTGGGATTGTCGTAATAGCCTGGACTGCCTTGTTGTATGTTAGCAATGGTTATAAACTTACCATAGTTACCTAGGTCATTGGTAAATTGGCTTAACTGTGTTGGTTTATTGACTAAATTAGTCCAAGGGATGATGGCACTGCTCATCGTAGTCCCGTCACCAAATGTAATACTACCATTGCCTAATATTTCTGACATGCTCTATCCTAACAGTTACAATTACAATTACAGTTACTGGCTGTTATCTGTAATTGACTTCCGTTCCAATATAAAAATCTTGGGCCATACTCACCACCTCCAGCATTGCCTGACTTTGTAGCACTGAAATAAGTGCTGTCAAAGAACCCACCATAGTTACCTAGATTATTAGTAAAACTGCTGAGATTGGCTGGTGCTCCGCTGACATTACCCAGTTGTATCTGTGAACTATATAAACTAGTTCCATCTCCAAAAGTTACTATACCATTACCTAGTGTGGTTGACATTTATATTCCTAACAGTTACAAGCACAATTACAATTACAGTTATCTTGGTTTAGGGTTAGTGTAGCACTTGAACCTGTGCCTACTACTGTCAACCATAAATCTGCATACGCACCCGTGCTGACTGGGGTCGTGTTGATAGTTGCACCAGTCACCCAGCTGCCATAATTACCTAAATCATTGGTAAATTGACTGAGATTGGTTTTAGGGTTAGTGATATTACCATAAGCGATATTAGCGGATCCCAGCCGGGTTCCGTCTCCAAATGTTACTATTCCATTGCCTATCGTTGTTGCCATTTCAGTCTCCTACCTTATTTAGTTTAAGCTAGGTCCAGGTTGATAACACAGCGAATATTGTTTTTTGGTTGTTCTGCTGTGTGGTACAAGCTGCCATCAAATAACACAGCACGCCCTTGTTTAGGTGTGACACGTGCTATGATAGTATGATCTTCAACCTCAAAACTATCACAGTGGGTGCTGTCAGTTAACAGTGTATCTCCATCTGAATCTATAACATAATACAGCACTACTAAATGTGTAGTCTGTGTATCAATGTGTAAAGGATCAATACCTGCTGTTAAAAATTTTCCACTTAATGGTAGTTGTAAGAATGCGCGAGCTTGTAGGATATTTTTGTATTGTATACCTGCTGTTATTGCACCAGTGTAGGCTAATGTTGCTATGTCTGATGCTATATTATCATTCGGATTAAACAAGTAGCTAAATCCAGGATTCCTACGATCCATCGGAGCATCAGCATCATATGTCACGTCTACATTGTAGTACCAGGCAAATTTTGGTCCCAGCAGTGTTGACTTTATTTGTTCTTGTAATGATAAAGGTATGAAATTGTCTATGACTTTGAATTGATCAAAAGTCATTTTATTCACCAAGCTGTTTTTTAATAGCGTTAACTTCTTGACGTAACTCTTTAATTGCTTCAATTAGTAGCGGAGCAAATCGTTCGTACTGAACAGTCAAGTATTCGTCACTGATCGGTGCTGACTTGACAATTTCAGGCAACACTGTCTGTGTAGACTGCGCACTTACTCCAACTTCTCGTTGCTGTGCAAAACCCAGTCCTTGTGCAATGTCGTTAGCTTCGTAGTAGAAACCTGTTAGTTGATCTACTTTATCTAAGGCGTTTTCAATTACACCTAGTTTAGTTTTTAAGCGTTCATCTGAGTAGTAGCTGGTAATAGCATTAGTAGCACGTATTTCACCTGTTGCTCCAGATGCCAGCGTACCAACTCCTAATGACATTATCTGTGTATTGCCGTTGAAACTAGAAACAGAATTGGCTGCGGTAAAAATATTTGATGCTATAATATTAGTTGCTATAACATTAGCCGCTATAACATTACCTAATGTATTAATCAACCCTGTTACAGATACAGATCCGCCACTGTGTACTGCGGCTAAAATATTACCTGAGGTGTTGATAATACCCGTACTAGTAATTGCTCCACTGTTAATAGAGCCAGTAACACTAAGACTAGTCAATGCGCCAACACTGGTAATATTTGGTTGGTTAGCTGTTTGTAGTGTTCCGCTAATATTACCTGAGTATGTTGGAAGATATGTGGCCACTTGAATATTACTGTATGAGTTATACCCTGATGCTAGAGCAATATTACCTAAATAGTATCCACTACTAGTAATGTTGCCAGTAACAGTAAGGTTACCCAATGCGCCAATACTGGTAATGTTTGGTTGTGCGGCTGTATTTAATACGCCCACAAAAGCGCCAGCAGTTGCTGGACCTGAAATAACGATGTTGCCACCAACAAATACATTTCCGCCAATACCTGCACCGCCAGCAACTTGTAATGCTCCAGTTACAGTTGATGTTGCTGGAGTTGTCATTGGTACGTTAAATATTGTTGCAGCAAATCCGCCAACTGATTGGTTATTGACAAATACGTTTACAAAATTGCCGTTAGCATTAACTTCAATTCCGCTGTTGTTGTACAATACTTCGTTGACATTGCCCCAGAATACGCCATTACCTGATGATAATAATACTTGACCATATGCACCAGTGGTATTTGCAGCTAATAGGCCTGAGCCTAAAGATAAATTGCCAGGGATACTAACTGTGTTGCCTAATATAGCACCATTACCTGATAAGTAAACAGGATTAGATCCTGCTACAGTAAATTGGAATCCGTTTGGTCCTACTCCAATGGTACTACCACCTAGGTCAATGGTACTAGCTGAAAAATATCCAGTGCGCCAACGAACTGATGGGCTACCTAAATCATAGGTAACATTTGAACTTGGTAATAAATTTCCTGTTAATGTTAAATTACCTGCTATGGTATTAATAGGTCCGCCAACATTTAAATTACCGCCAATGCCTGCACCTCCAGTAACGATCAGTGCACCAGTGGATGTTGTTGTGCTTGGGGTATTACTAGTGGATTGTATTACACTACTTGTATTACCAATTGTTCCAGCTGGGCCTGCAGGTCCCACAGGTCCTATTGTTCCTTGAGTTATGTAACCATATGGAGTAGATGTGCCTAAAATGTCACGTTGGAATGCCACAGTAACATTACTGCTAATTCCGTATGCCCATAATTGTATATTACCATTTACAATATTACTACTAAATGTTGCCACAGTGGCTAGATTATTGTTTTGTATTACACCATATTCAGTAAAATAAATGTTAGTGCCGTTGTTCAACGAATTAATCATTGACGATCTAAAATTATTATTAACATTATCTACTGATGATAAAGTCCAATTAACTGATGTATTACCTGCAGCTGGTAAACTGTCAATCAATGTTGAATTTGTAGTTACTTGAGCCGTAGCTGTAAATTGAGTTAGGTTATACCCAAATATCGATCTACCGTTGGCATAGAAATAATTACCAGATACTACTAGATTGCCTGTGACATTTACATTACCTGCAGTATCTAAAATCACACTGGTATCACCAAGTATCAATGATTCTGCTGACACTGTCGCAGCTCCAACCACGATGTGTCTCACTTCAACTATGTCTGTGCTGAGCGGTATTTCAGTAAATGTAATACTGGTACCTGAGACATTATAGGCTGTAAATGGTTGTTGCATGGTACCATTGATGTTGACCATGACTCCGGTAGTAGTTGATGTTGAACTCAGTGTAAAGGTATTACCTACCCCATCAGGAGTGATAACATCTGATGTGATAGTTGCTGTACCTGGTGCTACCCAATTGGACCCATTATATATCTCAAACTGCTGTGTTTCGGTGTTATATCTAACATAGCCAATGATCGGGCTTGTGGGCCGCTGTAGTGTATTTCCAGAAGGGATACCAACAGCTAGGTTTCCGCCAAATTGCACTGTACCATTGCCTGTTGGACTAATATAGATATTAGCGTTAAGGAATGATGTGCTGATAGTGGTATTGCTAACTGTAAGATTACCTATACTGACTGCAGCCGGTAGGCCAAATGTTCCGCTGTAAACAGCTCCGCTGATATAAACACTGTTGCCTGTAAAGCTGATAGGTTGATTGCTGGCATTGTATGGTGTGTTGTTGCTGTTAAAGTTTAAGATACCTGACTGATAGTCAAATACCCATAGGTCGTTATTACCGCTACCTGTGGCAAATACCTGTGTGCCTTTGGTTGTTACATTAGCTGCCTGCCCGCTTGGGCTGATATAAACTTTGATCTGATATGTTGAACCAAACTCTGGTGGTACCCAAAATGTACGGCCTGTTTGCCAAGTCAAGGTCGGTGTTGGAATACCAGCTGTGCTGATACACTCTACTGGGAATGTTGTTGGGTAAACTGTTACGACACTGCTGTTACTACCAGGGATGACATTGGATATTGAACTAGCCTGTTGTAAGATTTTGTCGCCACGTATTAATAGCGGACTAGGATTTGGTTCGTTGGTCGCGTCGATGTTGCCAGAGATATCAGTCTTGGCTGCACCGTAGACTATCTTCTTCCAAAGGTAGTCAACTTTTTGGCTATCTGATGCGTTCTGAGCCATTATGACACCGCCAATGTGGAAATTGTTTGTCCACTTGCTAGAGCTATTCTAATTAGTGCAACGTTGTTAGTTGCTGATGACATACTGACTGTTCCTAATGTCATCGTAAATGTTCCGTTTAATGCCACGTTGGCTGCTATTAATGCGCCACTACCACAACCATCACTACCATTACCACCTGCACCTGTATTTGTTCCCGGAACACCACTACCAGCATAGCTAGTTGAAGCTATCAGCCAACCATTCAGTCCGCTGGTTGAGTCAATAGTCGTTCCTGGGGCTGCTATCCATACACCAGCAACACCAGCTGGTGCTACGATATTCAAATTAAAGTTTGAAACACCAGTGCGTTGGAAGCCCATAGTAAAGTATTGATAACTTGTACCATCACTGCTACGATTAGGACCTACTGGTAGATAACCTGTACTGTAATTGTTAGCTGAGAATTTTAATACGCCCAATCTAATGGTTGCTTCTTTAGTTCCTGCTACACCTGGGTCTGCTGTTTCAGTATAGACATTTGGTGTAGTCATAAAATTTGTCAGTCTCGCATACAGTGGAGTATGTATGGTATTAGCTAAGAAATATGTGCTGCGCACTGCTGGGTTAGTATTAGCTGAGGTATTAGCTGATATAGCGATTTCACTGATACCTGTTTGGCTTGCTGTATGGACTTGTATATTTGCGCCAACCACTTCTGCATAAGCACTGGTGCCATTGACATTAGTTACTACAATTCTTACGTTGGCTACACTTCTTACTGCTGCTTGGTTAACTGCTACAGTCAAGTTTGCAGAATTGTAAGCAGTGACATTACCCGTGCCTGCGATAGGTGTGCCACTGGCCAGTGCTGGACTGCTGACATTACTTAAACTTGCATATGGATGTGCGTTGGCTAGGATTACGTTACCAGTTGATCCTTCTAAGTTTGTGCCTGTTACTACAAATGCCACGTTGGCTGTGTTATTCCACGTCTGTCCAATCCAACTGTTGATTGTAACATTCTGCCACCATAGTTGTGGCGTACCTGTATTGAAATATGGTATGCCTGAGATATATCTATAAGTGCCCGGTGCCTTGATAGCTAATGTTCCTGCTGTGACTGTTGGCACTGTGGTTACATCATCTTTGACAAATTCAATATTAGCAACGATACCTGTACTGGAATGATTCATACCAAAGCGATTGATACCCGCTGGTATAAAGTCACCACGTGCTATGACATTAGATTGGAAGCCATAATAGTATCCTGGGTAGTAGGTTGAGCTGGCAAAGGCCACTGCGGATCCATCTGGATTTAATAAATTGTAATCACTGAATGCGATAACACCTAGATTACCTGAGATAGTAGCCGATGTTGTTGCGGCAATATTTACGTTACCTCTGACTATGCCATTTACCACTGCCTGTAGATACCCAATGTTGGAACTGTAAGTGTAACTTGTCGTTACATTACCTGCTGTGGTGATCAATGTTGATCCTGTGGCTACAGTTCTGCTTACCGACGCATTGGCTGTTAATGTTGTACCGCCTGTGTTGTCTGTGGCGCTAGCAGATAATGTAGCATTAGTTCCAACGCTACCACTGAATGATAATACTTTGGTATTCAATCCAGCTGGTGGGCTTACGCTGTTGCTATAGACTTTAAGTGTCGCTGGTGTTGCATATCTTGGCAAGATACTTGGATTGGCGATATCATCTGTTAATAGAGCTAGGTTAACTGT